ACACCATCGCCGAGTATTGCCTCAAGAGCGGCACGGAAATCGGTGATTTGTCGGGTACTGATTTCATGGCTATCTATCTCGACCTTCTGGCTACGCAGATGCGCAGAATGGTATGGCGATTCGCTTGGTTCGGAGATACCGCTGCAAAGACGATTACCAATGGCGGTGTCGTAACAGATGGCACCGACATCACACTCATGACCGCAAACGATGGCCTCTTCAAGAGATTGTTTGCCATCGGTGCTGCCAACGCATCGCAGGTGACCGCCATCGCCGCCAACTCTCAGACCACCTATGCAGCGCAGAAAGCTGCCATCCGTACAGCTGGTGTGGCCACCACACTCGTTGACACCATCCTCATGGACGCAAACCCGATGATTAATGCCAACGGCGAGGCCGCACTCATCATGAACAAGGGTCTTGCCGATGCACTCGCTCTCGACATCAAGAAGACCTACAAGGACATCATGCCGTGGGAGAAGATTTTCGATGGTGTGTTCGTTGGTCAGTATAGTGGTGTCAAGGTGATTTCCGTGGCCACATGGGACTACATGATTAACACCTATGAGAACACGGGTACGGCATGGAACAAGCCTTACCGAGTGGTCTTCGCCAACCCGAAAAACCTTCTCGTTGGCTGCGATGCTGCTGACCCGATTTCAGACCTTGACATTTGGTTCAACAAGGACGAGAGAACCAACAAGATTTATGCTACGGGTAAACTCGATACGATGGTCGGCCTTGATGACCATGTGCATCTCGCTTACTGATTTCTTCTTTTCATAGTCTGCGCATCCTTCGGGGTGCGTGGACATTTCCACAACAATAAAAAATCGAAATAATATGGCAAATCTTTGCGATTCAATAATTGCGAATGACATCAATTTCGCTTGTGACGATTTGGTAGTTCGTGGCCTTGAGCCGGATGGACTCATTATCAATCGTGCTGATATCGATTTCGGTGCAACCGTATTCGATGCCTCCAAGAAAAACGTTATCAAAACCTTGGTACTCAAAACGGGCAAAAAAGCCTATGATGTTGTGCAGATGGGCAGCACTCCCTTTACGGGTACTCAAACCACCTTGACCGTAGGCACATACCGCAACACATTCCAGAACCAAGTCGTTTTGGCCGTGCTTGCCAATACTCCCGATGTGGCCGAAAAGGTCATTGATGGCCTTGCCAATGGCACTTTCGTGGTCATTCTGCGCAATGTGTCGAAGGGTGCTAATGGCGATGCCGAATACCAGATCTACGGCTATGCGCAGGGTCTGAAGGCATCCGAGATGACCAACGAGAAGTATTCCGAAGATACCGATGGCGGTTGGCTGGTGACCTTGCAGGAGAACAGCGCACCCAAATCGGCACTCTTCTTCTTCAACACCGATTCAACGACCACCGCAGCCGCATACGAGGCTCTCAAAACTGCCAACGCATGACCTATCACGAGGCGGTAGAACTTTCCGACAAACTGAAAGCGCATCTCAATGATGCGTTTTCAGCATCGGAGAAGTCGCAGATTGAACACCTTTATGCCGAGGTGCTTGGAAAGCAATTCAAGCCGACCAATTGCCAAAGGTGCTACCATGATGCGCTGATACAAGTCATTCTATACCTACGAAAGGAGGGTAAGATGAAAGAAAAATGCAATTACAGCCTACGGGCAGGGTTCATTATCCATTGCCCGACCTTCCATGATGGCAAGGTCTACACCAATGACAATCTCACCGATGCCGTGGCGGCTGAATATCTTGCAGCCTTTCCCGGTCAGCGGCCAATGTTCGCCAAGGTGGCCGAACCAGCTGCCGTGAAACCAGAAGAGCCTGCAACCATCGAAATCAAGGTTAAGAAACCCAAAAACAACAAGAAGAAATGAACGTAAAAACCGCCAAAAAGCCAAGGCCGAGATTTGATACATCATACATCGCCCGATTTGGAATGCAAGCCTACGGCGAGGATAATTTGTATCCCCAAAATTTGCAGCGAATCACATCGGCATCGGGTACTGCTGTTACTTGCCTATCACGTTATGCGAAGTTCGTGGAAGGTGGCGGCATGGCTGATGGCGGTGCGGCTGTCATCAATCATCACGGGATGACCATTGATGACCTCTTGCACGATGTGGCAAGCGATGTGGCCGAGTTCGGAGGATTCGCCCTGCACATCAATTACAATGTCTTGGGTTATCCCACCGAGATACAGCACCAACCTTTTGAGGCTTGCCGCCTTGCAGAGGCAGACGATTACGGCAACGTTGCGCACATCCTTGTGCATCCCGATTGGAAAGGCGATGTGACCCGTGCAGGGAAACGGCTGCGAGTGGACGAGAAGACAATCAAACGTTTCCCGACCTTCAATCCCGACCGAAATGTGGTCATCTCTCAGATTGCCAAGGTTGGCGGCATTCAGAACTATCACGGGCAAATCGCATGGTTTTCAATGGCTGGCCGATGGGTCTACCCTACCCCGATTTATGATGCCGCCATCACGGAAATTTCGACCGATGAAGGCTTGGGTAACATCAAGTATCGCAATGCGAGAAACAATTTCCTAACATCGTGTATGCTGATTACAAAGAAGGGTGTGCCTAAGCTAGACCCCGATGGCAGGGAAATCGAGACAAGCATGATTACCGATGAGGATTTGCGTCAATTCCAAGGCGATGAGAACACATCGAAAATGCTGGTTGTCGAATTGGAAAACGATGAGGACAAACCCGAAGTGGTATCCTTCCCCGTTACAAATTACGACAAGGATTTTTCGGTTACCGATGCATCGGTCGTAGAACGTATCTACGCACAATTCCATCAAGAACTTTTCCATGCCATCCGCATCGGAAAGTTAGGCTTTTCGGGGGATGTGATGCGAGATGCCTATGACTATTATGCAGGGGAGGTAACAAACGAGCAACGATTCATCCAACGTGCATTTAAAGCCATCACGGCCAATATGGAAGGTGCCGCCTATGATTGGCGCATCAAGCCTCTGAAATACATGAACAGCGAAATCTGATTACACATGGAACACCTAATTACAGCAGAAGAATTTAAGCAGCTGGCGAGGCCGAGCAGCATTCATCTTGACGAATCGCACATCATGGCCTACATCACCGAGGCGGAGGATGCATCGGTTATCCCTGCCATCGGCTACAATGTCTTCAAGGCCATTACGACCGAAGAGCCGATGAGCGAAACGATGAGCAACCTTCTTAACGGCTGCGAGTTCACGGGCAGCGAGCGGCCTTGCGGTGCTGAACAGCTGATGCGCTGCAAAGGTCTGAAGGCCACAACGGCTTATTATGCCTATGCAAGGATGTTGCGAGCCGATGGCGCAATCGTGAGCCGTGCAGGGTTCATGCAGCATGAAGATGAATATTCACGGCATTTCGATGATTCAAAACTCAAGCAATACAACGATGTGATGGATATTGCCGAGAGATACCTTGCGTCGTGCTTGGCATATCTTAACACCATACAACCGACCCCGAAGGCACAAGGCAGCAGGGCAAGAATTTACGCAATAGGAGATTAACATGGCAGATAGTAGAGAAATAGCAAGAGGGAAAATCAGTATCATCAAGAATGCAACCCAAATAGGCGAGAACACGGCTGCAAGGGTCGGAGATGCGATGGATGCAATTCTTGCTGTGTTCGATGATATGGCTGGTGATGCCGCCATTGTCGCTCTTGAAAACGGCATCCGTCTCACCGAGGCGAAGAACTACCAACTCACCGAGACAAACGGCTACATCAACAAGGCGAGCGGTGAAGTGGTGTCGTATGAGGGTGCGGTGTATAGTGATTTCATCCCGTGCCTCCCTGGCCAAACGTGGTATTGCAGGGTTCAAGCCAATTCGGGTCTTGGAGTCTGCTTTTACGATGAGAACAAAACCTTTATCCCCAATTCGGGCATCAATGTCGTTAATACTACGATTACGATTCCCGAAGGGGCATTGTTCTTCCGTGCATCGTCACGCACAGCAGAGGTCAATTCAAATGTTTTCCTCATCTCTGATGTCGCATCCCTGCAAGATGTAAAGAAATACCTTTCGCCCGTATGGTCGAAGTATGCGGACGGCAGCGACTCGGCCATTGAAACGACATACCTTGCAGGATTCGCCAAACGTGACATCTACAACATCGTCAAGAGCATTCGCTTATATGGATTCGATGCGACTAAGAAACACACGTTATACATCTGCAACGGTTTATCCAACGTGGATTTCAGAATTACCGAATGGAATGGAAGTTCATGGGTGCTTGCATTCCATTACGGTGCGTCATCCGTGCCAGCTGATGATTACGGATTCGATGCGACCGTCAGCGGTAAAAGAGTTGTCGCAGAACTTGATTTCAGCAAGGTGCGCCAAAGCGGTGTAATCGTCAATGCGCTTACGGCAACACCCGAATATGTTTTTGCAAAAACTTGCTACTTTGAACTCCCCGAAGAGGAAGAACCTTATACGGCTGGAGAGGGTATCGACATCACAAATAAGGTCGTGAGCATCAACCCCGACACGATGCCCGTGCCATCGGTCGTGATGGAAGGTCAAGGCGAGGTGTACAACGTAACAACGGAGGATTTCAATATTTCGGGATTCATCTACAAGGCCAATGGAGTGGTGACGGCTCATGCGACCTATATGTGTACCGATTTCATGCCCTGCAAGCCCGGCCAGCAGTATTCGGCCAAATGCAACTGCGCCGCAAATGCCTGCATCGGGTTCTATGATGCCAACAAGGCATACATTCCGAATTCGGGAATCAACATGGCCGTAAGCGGTACGTTCACCATCCCCGAAGGTGCTTACTATGTGCGCTATTCCGACAACTTAGGCGGCGCATATTCCATCCTTATGAACCCCGAATTTAAGGGACTGGGCGAACTGACCGATGAGATGGAGCAAGTGCAAGAGGCGGTTAAGCCGATGCACACACACATCAAACTCTTCCCGAAGACGAAATTGCCCTGCATCTCATTCCAATTCGATGACAACACGACAACCGATGAGCAGGTTTTTGAACTTTTCAAAAGTTAGAAAAAAACTTGCGCATTCGCTTTCGTGGGCAGCGAGTCAAACATCAAGAATCATGCCGAGCGGTATCTCCGCTACCAAGCAAGCGGATTCCAAATCATGAACCACAGCATCAACGGCAATGTCCTCAACACTACGAACTTTACCTATGCGACCGCAATGGCCGCAATATTCGGAGCGAGGAAGAACATACAAGGCGCAGGGATGATTTGCAACGGGTTTGTCTGCCCGTCATCCAATATTGCAGCAGAATTCAAGCCTATTCTCGCCTTGGCTCATGCCTATGCCTTCACAACATCGACATCATCGGCAACGGGCAACGGACGGGATGCAGACCCGTGCGACCTTCATCGGCATCCTTTACAAGGTAGTGAGACATTGGCGCAGTTGGAGGCATGGATAGATTCTTGCATAACCAACGACCAAATCATCACCCTATACGGACATTCCTACGACCTTGTGGATGGCGGCACGGTTGACCAATTCTCCATCGCAAGGCTGACGGCTCTCATCGAATACTGCATTGCCAAAGAGCAAGAAGGCAAACTCTTCTTTGGCGGAACGGACGAATGCGTAAAATATTACTTTGACCTATGAAAAAGTTAGAAATCAGCATCAGCAGGGATGGCATCAAGGTCTTAGGGGATGGGCAAGAATTGCTCACCACAAAGGCCATTTCCATCACGATGGAAGACGAGGAAGAACAGCCGCAACCGACTCCCGAACCGCAGCCGAAGAGCATCACCTACACATTTGAGCAGTGGAATCCGCAGGTGACCCACACAAGGCTGACCGAGCCGAAGACCCCGTGGGCAGTCTTACATTGCCTAAGCGAGAACAAGCGGAGCATCCATCTGCCCGCCAATGTCACCAACCCCAAGGGCATCCTCTCGCTCACCATTAAGAAGCAGACGGCATCCTACAACGGCACGGAAAAACCCTACACCACTGGCCTTGCCTATAGTGCCAAGATGTTCGGTCTTGGAAGAGTGGATGTCCGTGCGAACCTCCAATTCGCCCTCGACATCAAGAACAGCATCTGGCTCACCACCTCAGCCTACACCACCCGTGACACGGGCAAACTCAAACAACTCATCGAGTGCGATGTGGTGGAGTACACGGGTGCAGACACGGGCGAGTACAACACCGCCCGAGGCATGTGGCTTTGGCAGGAAAACAAGCAGTCCGTATCAGCCGACCGCCTACCCTACATCGACCTCGCCACCAAGACCTCCCTCAGCGGCGGAAGTTGGTGGTGGAGTCAAGCGCAGAATGCGTGGTATCAATGGACACTTTATCCCGTGTGCAGGAACGGCAACCGTTTCAAAGGCACTAACGGCAAATACTACTTTGTCACCAATACCGAAAGAGGCCAGTACATCCCCTCCACCGAACTCACATGGGTTCGTGAAGACGGAGTGGAAGGAAAGGGTCTTGACGGCAATAAATACTTTGTCGTTGAGCCTACCGACCCCATCGGCGGCGGAGCAGTCAAGAGCCAATTCCTCGATGGCAAGACAAAAATCGCTGGCTGGCACACTTGGTCAATCGTCATGGAGAAGACCTACATCTCCTACCTCTGCGATGACAAGGAGTACTGGCGAAGCACCGAACCGCTCAACCTTCCCGACGACCTCACATACAACCTCATCTTTGCTACGAACAACGTAACGGACAAGTACACGGGCGAGCACACCATGCAAGTGGAGAGCGTAACCTTCACACCGAAAGACAATGGATGAGGACGAGATAACCAATATCGAACCAATCGGAAAGGGAGACCTTGATTGGTGAACACAGCAAAACAAAGAATAGATATGGATGAATTTGACTTTGACAAACTAAAGTATTATGATGAGTCCGCAAGGAATCCAGATGACTCTATAGGTGGTTGTCTTGGTGTTGCATTCGGATTTGTCTTGTCGTTGATAATATGTATAATATTAAACTGTATGACATGAACGAGGATACAACAAAACCATTGTTACTGGTGTTATCAGTTGCAATTACAACCATAGCACTTTTTTTACTATTATAGATACTGACTATTCCATTGTAATTGTAAATGCTTAATGTTGCGCATCGGTGTACAAAACAGTGCATCGATGCGCTTCTTTTATGATATTGTGTTTGCAATATCAACGTAGTTAATTGGACTTAAATAAGTCCATGTTATAACGGATTTGTTTTGTTTATATTTTTGTTGCGTAACGTTACGAGTCTAATAATTAAAGTCAAACAAAAATTTAAACAATTATGGCAGAAATCTATCAACTTCCTTCAGATTCTGGAAGTAACGCAGGAATGGCTACCATTCCTTTCTCGATTCCCATCGGTTTCGGCGGTTATGGCGGCAATGGTATGTTTGGTAATGGTAATGGTTTCAACTCAATTGCAGACCTTTTCGGACTTGCTATTATCGCATCCATGTTTGGGTGGGGCAACGGAGGTTTCGGCGGTGGTTTCGGTTTTGGAGGCAATGGCGGAGCAGGCTTCATTTCAAACCAACTCAACAATGACAGCGGTCGGGAACTTCTCATGAACGCAATCACCAACCAAGGTGAAGCATCGAGAACTGCAATCCAGACTCTTTCCACTATGTTGGGACAAGACTTCAACCTTGTGAACGCAGGAATCCAGAGTGCTCAGAACACATTGAACCAAATCGCCAATCAGCAAGGCATGTCCACCTTGCAGCTGATTAATGCAGTCCAAGCAGGTGACGCTGCATTGACGAGCACAATTCAGAAGTGTTGTTGTGACAATCAGTTGGCTCTTTGCAATCAGACCAACACCCTACAGAACACCATGAACGCAAACGGTCAGCGTAACGTTGACGCTATCGCAGACCTCAAGGCTACCATGATTCAGTCGTTCTGTGATGTTAAGGAACGCGAGATGCAGTCCAAGATTGACACGCAGGCTGACATTATCACTCAGTTGCGCAATGCTGCCGACAACGCTAATCAGACGAGCCAAATCATCGGTTACGTCAACAGCGTGGTTGCGCCGTTGCAGAAGAGTGTTACCGAGATTGAGAACAAGATGCCGAACACCGTACCCGTCCAGTGGCCTCAGTTGACAGCCGTTAATACCACTCCTTATGTAAACGGTGGTTTCTACGGAGGCTTCAACGGTTACTATGGTAACGGATTCGGTGGGAGCGTAGTATTTTAATAATTAGCGGATAGGAGGTACAGAGCATGAGTTGTTACAATAACATTACAACAAACGCGGGCGGTATTCCGCTACTTATTTCTACGAGAACAACCGTAGGAACAGAGACTATTGACATTGCAATGGGTTTTCGCAGGATTCAGCCTGTAGGTTATTTTACCGTTTTTGTGATGGAATCCCTGCCGATGCCACAGCGACATTGCCTGTTACTTTGACACTAAATGGTACTACACGTCAACTCACACTGCCAAATGGCGAAAATGTCACTGCCGCAGAATTGCTTAATGTAAGTTCAATTTTGGTGTGGAATGACAGATTCAACGGCTCGTTGATGTTAATGTCTCGTACCGTAGTGTAATGCACCCAAACGTCGGGTAAAGCGTTCTTTGACTTACTGATTGGCAAAGATTCTTTCATTGGTTAGATATTTCCATTGCAATCCTTTGTGTGTTTTTGTGACTCCGTTACAACAATTCCACACACAATCTGGATTATAGCCATCTTCGAACACACTTTTGAGTGATGGGTATGTTTTTACAATATCCCCGTCCTTAATTGATGCAACAGGTCTTGAAAGTTTTCTATGTTTTATAGAATTACTATAAACGACATCTTGCATGTGTTGCATGGTTAGTGGGTTGCGCATATTTTCTTTCGGAAAGCACCATCTAAGATTTTCAACTTTGTTGTTTTTCTTATTAGTGTCAATGTGGTCTACCTCTGGTTTATTCAAAGGGTTAGGGAGAAATGTTGTGGCAATTAAGCGGTGTATGTGCCGCGTATAAGTTTTGTCGCCTTTCCTTAAATTCACTCTGTAATAACCAGTGCTATCTACGGAGCGTTGTACAAGAAGTTTTGGACGAATGTATCTCCATCCATTAACTGTCTTTATACGTCTTCCCAAAGAAATGATACGTCCTTTTGTAGATGCGCAGTAATAACCTTCGTAATTTGGAATGTCTTTCCACTTCTCGTTTTCAAGTGAAACACTTGCAATAAATTCTTCGTTTGTCATTTTTCTTTCTGAGTTAAATAACTTCTGAGGATTTGAAAAGCGGGAAGAGCCTCAGAAAATACTCTTGTCAGTCGGTGGCCAAACCAACCTATCCCGATGCAAAGGTACAAATAAATTTTTAATAAACAAAGTAAATTAGTAATAATTATGGATTTTTCATCACTTGGACAGGGCAGTCCGCTTTACATTCTTCGTCAAGGAGAAAAGCCAACACTCGATGTTGGCACAGTCAAGGCTAAAACACAGCCTCACGTTAAGTTTCCAACATCTACCCCGAATCTTATGACGGGCTTGCAGCCGCAACAAGTCATAGATATTACCGTGTCGTTGAACGGGAAAGACGAAACTTAAAACGATATACCTGTTGGTGTAGAGATTGCCGCAAAAGGTAACGTAACATTCAGTGGTAGTCGAGAGGCAATGTTGCAGGCAGTAGACAATATGCTGCAAACATCCAAAAAGGCTTTAGAGCAGGTCGCTTTTCACAAATCAGTTATTGCCGAATCGGAAAAGATGCTTGAGGTATTGAACCCTCAATATGCGGAAAACAAGAAGCAGGCAAGAACTATCAGCGACCTTGAACGTCGTCAGGCTGACACGGACAAGAAACTTGATGCCATTCTTGGTATCTTGCAAAAACTGGACTCTCCTGCGCCAAGCAATGCTTAATCCTTAAAACCGAATAAATTATGGCTTGGATTTTTGTAGACAAAGAAGAAGAGAGCGGAAAGCAGCAGATGCGTACCAACATGCGTCAGATGATGCGTAGTGGAGGTTACCGTAACTATGGTGGTTCAAGCGCAACTATGCGTGGTGACTATAGTGATGGCTATCGAATGGGGTACAGGCATGGATGGGATGACAGGGAGGACGACATGGATGATGAAATGGAGTACCGTCGCCGCAGAGACTCCCGTGGACGTTTTATCTGATTTGAAAAGGGATTGGGGATTGCGTTAAGTTTTCCCCGATTCCTTAACTTATAAAAACAAACAAGTTAAGAAAGAAAGGAAAATCTAACATGAAGCACTATATATCAGAAAGTCGAGCAATCTATGAGGATTACTGGCATGGAATGTTCAGTAAGAAGTTAGCTGAGTGGGCTATTTCCAACATGGAAATGAAAGACCCTGCAACGAAGACAATGAAGCCTATTGTTGTCCGCAAGTTGGATGATGTGAAGCAAGTGCTTGAGGAGAATAAGGTTGAACTTCCTAACGAGTTCATTTATACTGCATGGTATCTATTCAATATGGCGGTTGCTGATTACCCGAAGACTTGCAAGACGGACGAGCAGCGTGCATCGTTTGTAGAAGAAACCTTGTGTGACCCCGATGGTTATCCAGAGAACACATTGGACTGCTTCGTTACCAAGATGTGTAACGCAGGCGTTCCTATTATGTGGGAGGATTTTTTGTAAGCTTATGGAACAGCATTATATTAGTATACCACCAAAAGGAACGTGGGGTGTGGTCATCGTGACAGACTTTGATGTAGACAAAGAATACGTTGAACTAAAAGCGCAACTTAGAAGTTTTGGTCTATCGTCAAGGGGCGCAGACAAAGCACTAAGCATTCTTTCCAACTACAATACAGGAATGGCAGTTTCAGTGCCAGACTTGAAGATGTCAGCAATATACATAAGCAAATCCACCTCCCCAAGCGAATTTTATTCAACGGCAATACATGAGTGCATTCACGTTGCCGATTCTATCTTGGATTGGTACGGCGAAAGTTGGCACGGAGAACCAAGTGCGTATTTGGTTGGCTTTATGACAAAAGAGATTGTCGAAATAATAGGCGAGCCTTGTAATTAGTCGTTCTAAGCGCATTTCTTTTGTTCGGTGGACAACTATCAAGGAAAGCACAATAAAAGCCGTTAGAGAGCAAATAATGCACCAACGGCTTTTTTCAAGTTTATATAATTTTATGGCAATTAGGTTTTTTATAGCTGTGATGGTGATGGGATAAACTTGTTCTCACTTGCATCCCAATAATACTTCGCACCACAATGTGGACATACAGCACCAAGACCTTCGGTTACTTGAAACTCCCTATTGCATGATGTGCAAAGAGCATTGAACTTTGGGTATATCTGGATAAAATGCTTTTCAAAGTCTGACCCTCCGTCAAGTCCGAACTGGTCTGTAAGCAACTTGATAAGACTAATCACATCCTTGGTTGACGCGGAGTCCAAGTCGGAGATTCGGTTCTGCAAGAGGTTCTGTAGAATTTGCGCAATCTGTCCACCTGTGAAATGGTAGTTTTCAAGGTTGAGGGCTTTGCTTTGAACCTCTGCGGTGTATAGGTCATCAAGTTCTTGTCTTAGTTTTACGATGGTTTGTTGTTGGATGAGGGCATCACACTCTTGTTTCTTGCTTTGCAAGTATTCCTTTTCATCCTCAGTTCCGAGGACTTTCTTGTATCCTACCTTGTCGTAAGCAAGAGCATAGCTTACATATTGGTTCTCTCCAAGAACAAGGTTCAGGCAAAACAAATACTCCTCAATCGAGAATGTCACACCTCGACTGAAAAGTGTTGTGGTTGTATCGGTGAAATTAAGCATTGTTGTCAGATAGTTTCTTGATTATGTCTATTGAACGTATTCCGTTGTAGTCAATAAGACGGGAATATGGGTAGTTTACAACCTTTGCATATTCGGGTTGTGGGTCAAAAACAATATTGAAGTCAATATCGCACAACACACTATGTAAGTGGTCAATCGGATGCTCACTTGGATTTGTGTATTTTGGTGAATACACAGAGGCAAGAAAGAGTCCGTTGATTCCCATGTCTGGTGTGAGCACGTTAAAAGTGCATTCATCTAATGGCCATACATTCTCCCACACGTTCCAAGTTGGGTTTTCAAGGAAAGCAACTCTTGGGTTGAAGAGTTCTTTACCAGAATAGTCGTAACCGTGTTCCTTAAAGAACTTCTGTGCTTCAAGCAGCCAGTTTTCGCCAAACTCTATAAAGTGAGGTACTTCATCATATTCCAAGTCAAGTATGCTTGCGATGGCACATTTATAGCAATCTCCGTGTCTTGGGTCATCTATTCTTTGATATATCTTCTTCATGTCTTACAATTTTTTTCTTCAATGTAGTGTATCTTACTCATTATTTTTGTTTGTAAAACTTTCTTGAACAACAATACGTTCTTTACCAACAGTCATGTATAATGGTTGCAGTGGTTTGCGGAATGTTTGTACTGAAAGATAAATCTTCCTTGTAAACACGACCTTTAACAACTCTTTCCAAGACAGTTTCCAACACGTCATTACTTCGCCATCTTGAAACACAAGTGCTGGCAATGGTTCGTATTCCTTTTGGTCTTTTCCGAAGACCACGTTTTGCTCTTTAAACTCTATCGGTTTCATATTATTGCACAGGTATTATTGATGATAAAACGTCCCACAAGAAAGCCCAATACTTGATGTTGTATTTCTTAACGAGCCATTCCCAATCACGTTCAACTTTTCTCGCTTTGAACGTTATAATTCTTCCGTTGTGTGTAACGCAGATTATATCTCTATCAAATAGTTTTAACTCGCTCGGCTCGTTCCAATGTATTATGCTTGTTATATTATCCATATCTTACAAATTTTTACGTCGTGCGTACTCAGCCATCAGAATGCTATCGACCTTATTGTCGTCAATCTTTGTTGCTCTCTCAGATTTTCTAAGGTCTAACCGAGGGAAAAGTCTCTTGCAAGCATTGATGGATGTTTGTTTTGTGTTCACTTCTTTCTTGTTGACTTTCTTCCCTTTTATCATCACTTCCTTGTAGGTGACGACCATGTCCGAATTGCCCCACATTTCCTTTTGCCACTCCTTCGGTTGAATGAGTGTATATGGAATATTGTTTGCGGAAAGCAACCCGACAAGATACCCCTTATTAAATCCAAATGCGAATGTTGCCTTTGCACTTGACCCGAACACCGCATGCACGTCTTCTATCACACATGCAATATGCTCGTTCTTATTTCTTGCATCTTGCATTATCATGCTCAACTGGTACAGGTCATTGTCTGCAATTGGATAGAACTCCCAGTTCCCATTCTTTTGCATGGATATGAATCCTTTTGCGCCAACATCGATTCCTATATACAATTTGTCGTCCATATATTATTTTTCTTTTATCTCGATTTTGATTCTGTTTCTTATACTCTTCGGTATTTGTATTATTATAGTTTCATCTTGCTCATCATTGTCATATTGGAGTTTTATTATCCTCTTGATGACACTCCACCGTCTTTTCCACATGGGTTCATTCTCAATCATGCTTCCCATCTTTCCGACTGCTCGTGCAATACCTTGTTCTGTGTACCTTTTCCCGTAAATACTTGTTTGTTCAGCGACCCTCCTACAAGACACGTTGGTCATATACTTCACCGCATACCAGAACAACCACCTTGCATGTGCGGTATGCACCTTGTCGAAATCAGAAAACATAGCATTCTTGTCAACGTTGCATATTCTTGCAACACTTTCTGCGATGTACCCTTGAATATCCTTTTCATAATCACCGAGTGCATCAAGTGCATTGAGTAGAGTGTCATCTATATCCTTGTAGTCACTCTTGATTTGCTCTGTGGTCTTTACTACCCTCTCTTCTTCTTTCATTGATGCTGTTTATGATTTTTTGTTTAGACATAGGAAGTCGTTCCACATAAAGGTTGAGCCTCCGTTGTTTCTCCATTCCAAGCACCTCGTCCCAAAGACCAGTGATTTCATAAACAAAGTGCATGAAGATAAACTCACCCTTGAAAATGACGACATTGTTGTTGATTTGTTTTTTGAGATACACCTCAAACTGCGGTTTACTCTCTCGTTCAAAATATGTCTGCATATCTTGGTCGTACTCAAGTATCTTTTGTCGTTTCAACCAGAGGTATGTTATGCCGTCTTGCTTAAAGTATTGTCCGATGAGATTGGGGATGGTGATGCCGTCGATGGCTATCACCCCACCGTAAACACCACCAACCCTTCTCTCTATATATCCGTTTTTGTAGCTACCTTCCATTAGGACTCGTAAACATCAGTCTCCGTTTCTTCCCATCCTCTGCATGCTTTGAGGAGTTCTTTGAGGTGACGACCTTTCTTTGTGTTAGCACCAGTCATCGCAAGGTCTTGTCTCACATATTCCTCAAGTTCCGAAAGCATCTCAATGAGTGTGATATGATTCTCTTTGTACTCGTCATTCCAGTCAACATTGTCTGTGTCGATTTCATGGATTGGAGTCCCATCCTCATCCTTTTCCCAATACTCATTATAGTAACTTGTCTCGATTTTCATCGTTTTCTCAAGTGTCACCGATACTGTGCATTGGAACTCTTTCGGTTCGTTTTCTTTCTCATTCCAAGGTGCTGAACTGTTGTCTGCACCAAGTGGGTAGTTGTAATTGTCGTACACGGGTTTTAAATGTTTAAGTTACACGATATGTTAATCAATCATCATTGGCATAAGCAACGAGAGGTATTCATCCCTATTCCCATCATGGAACACGCCAGAACGTGTCGGGTCGGTAAGTTCAATTGTGATGTTGTCAGATTCACAGCTGTTCACGACTTGCATAAGGGAAGAGCCTTTAAATCCTATTTTCATCGGAGAAGCATCATACACACACTCACATGTCTCTTTTGCACTCTTACTATAGTCCAAGTCCTCTGCACTGATAGTAACCTTGTTGTTGTCGAAGTTGAGCAACACAAGTTCACTATTTGAATTGCCCATAGGAGCAACACGTTTCAATGCTGAAACAATGTCATTCTTACTGATTGTGGATGTGATTGGCGCAACACTGGGAATTACCAAATTGTAGTTCGGGTATCTCCCAATCGGTAAGATTGCAACCATAGTGACCCAACCTCCATCAATGGTGAGGGATTTTCCGTCAGTGGTCATTTTCACGTCACCACCTTCGCCGTTGAGTATGTTTCTAAGAATATTGGATGCCTTTGTCTGGAGTGTGAAATCGAACTGTTCCGCAACGGTCACTGAACTATCAGCGTATTTGGTGAGTTTTTGACCATCCGTAGCAACGGTCACCATGCAACCCTCAAGGAAATCAAAGTGGACACCATTCAAGAACGGTCTTAATTGGTCATTTGCAACAGAGAACAATACACGGTTGATTGCTCTACAAATATTTTGGGATGGGATTGTGACCTCTTTCAAGTCAGTGTTGCCGATTAACGGAGATGGATATTCCTGTGCATCATTGTAGGGGATACTAAACTTTCCATTCCCATAGTTGAACACCGCAATCTTCTTGTCCTTATTGAGGGTCATTGTTGCGGTCTCAATGTTGTCGAGATTCTTGAGTGCTTTCAACAAGTCATTCGCATTCAAGCAGAAATCATAATCCTCGTCAACACTTATTACATTCGCCTCAACGGAAATCCAAATCTCAGAGTCGCTACCAGTCATACGCACCTTGTTCTCAAACATGTGCGCCTCAAACTTGATTTCATCCAATATCTGGATGCTGTTCTTGCTGTTCACCACGGACGATGCAAATGAAAGTTTGTCCGTGTAGTCTTTTACATTGAACTTAATTTCCATAAAATATAAACTTGTTTTCGTTAAACGTGTTGTGAAACTTGGTAGACCTATCAAGATTCGGACTTGAGATACAACTTCCAAAGAGTTGTGTGTTACCACTACACCATAGGTCTATTTCGTGTGTGTCATACTTCTCACAAGCCCAGCACACACTGCGTTATCATTTATAATCCCATGAAAAACACATTAATCAACTCTAATGATAAAAAAACATAAACTTACCTTGAACATATCTTGCGGTGCAAATATACAAACTAATTTTGAGTACACAAAATAATCTTAGAGATTTTTTAGAACGGAACATCATCCATCCCACTCATTGGAGCAAAGGGCATATTTTCATTCTCCTGCGTTTTTTCTTGCATGGGTGGGTAACTACCCATCTTTTGCATTTCATGCGGTTGTGTGGCATTTAAACCGCCAAATTCGATGTTTCCTTGCGATGGTTGCGCTTCCCAACCATACCTAACATTTTCATCAACCGTGTTTTTGAATCTCCTGCTCTCAATCTCATACTGCATCCCGACCATAAGGTCTACAACGCCATACATTCGGTTCTTTGCAACCTCAAGCACATTGCCGAATCCTTGAAACCTTTGGATGTTGCCACTACCGAAGAACTCCGCACCTGCACGGAAGAAATCGTTGTTCACCCGATGAATGATGAAAACATTGTCCACCGCATTGGTGAGGTCACTTGTTCCACTGATGTCATTCTTTCGGAGGAATGCCATTGTCTTTCGTGGGTGAGCGACCAAGATGATGTGTGACATGTTCTTCTTCGCAAATTCCTTAATCTGCAATATGAGTTCCTTTTGTTTATTGTTCCTGTCACCATCAAGTAGGTCGATGTTAAGTGAGAAGAGATTGTCGAGTACAAACACCTTCACACCTGCACTTAGGAGTTCTTTCATGTCGTGGAAGATTTGCTCCCATGTGTTTCCATACTCGTTGTTGTAGAGGAAGAACTTCCCGTCCAGCCACTGGTCTATCTTTTCAGCAATAAGTGTCGGAACATAATATTTTCCCTCGCTGAACCCAGATGGTTTCATATTGTCTTTCCCTGCCGCGACCATCTGCAACCAAGTCTTCTGAATGTCGGGACGCAACTCACCAGACCACAATGCAACTTTGTACTTCTGCTGAATGATGTTTAGGATTAGCGTGTTCAACCATGAGGATTTTCCCGATGAGTTAGACCCAGATAGCAACGTAACCTCCGACATATTCAACTGAACTATGGAACGGTCGAGTTCAATAAAACCAGTCTTCACTCCCTCAAGCTGAGACAGGTCAACTTTCTTGATGCTCGACATCGTCAACCACTTATCACCGAGTTCTGGTAACTGCTCCTTGATTTCATATTTCGGTTTTGAGTATTGAGGTCTTTGCTGATAGACTGGTTGCCATTGTGGTCTATCATAAGCATTCGGTTCGTAATGCAATCGGACATCTTGCCAAGTTTTACCCTTGCAGTGAGAATGTGTACAATTAAACGTGATTTTTCCTTGTGCATCCACAAACAACGCACTATCCCATTTTTTTCTGTCACTATGCGTGTCTACCCAAGGACACCACTCAAGTTCATACTTTGTGGATGCTCCATGCTTGGACTCACGATACACCACACCATGTTCTTTCAACCACGACACAAGATTGAATGGTTGATTTACACTGTACTGTCTTACTTGTGTTGGTTTTGGTTCTTCCCTTGGTAAAAGGTCTGCAATCTTCCTAAAGAGGGAATCATCATTAACAAGTCCAAAATCATTCGGGACTTTAGCTATCTCCGAAATCCTCCAAGGTCTATCTTTGCTATCCGCACCTTTCTTTGCCCAAGTTCCGATTAACTTGTCGATGCGAGCAGGATTGAAAACCTTTTCGTCCAGTTCCACATTTGAGTCCGAGAACATCTTTCCCATCGACTGGAGAAAACGTTTGATGAGTTCATTATGGTCATCATCATTCGGCATGTCACATGTGAGGTACAAGTGCCACCCATTACCGCTCTTGGTTATGAGCGGTTCATGGAATCCTTCTTTCAGCAAGTACCTATACACGTCTACTGCTTTCAAGTGTGCTTTCTCAAACTCTTCATCACTTGCACTTATACCTGCTGCACGATTCGGGTCAAGGTCTATCAACACAAACTTACGCCTGATGATGTCACCATCCGTAGTTGTGGATTTCGGTTTCTTGACAAATACATCCCTTTGCTCTCTACTATACAACGATGGATTGATTTCGTTTAGTGTAAAGTATGCTTGCATTGCACCGTAGTATTGTGCATTGTTATTGTCAAGCAAAGGACGCAATTGTCTTATCAAGGTCTCGACATCGGTAAAGTAACCACTATATGTGGTCTTCCCTAATAGTCGAACCTCAACAAGTGATGAACCCTTGAATAGAGTCCACCACTTGTGTATCTGCTGTTCGTTTATCTCATACATTGTCTTTCCAATAATCCAAGTATGTGGTCTCACGTTCCGACTTCACAGGGTCTACTATTTCGTAAGACCGTCCACATTTTGAGCAGTGGTAAAACTGTACAACCGCATCGTCATCGTCGTCAAACTCAGACAAGAAGTCTCTCGCATTTGCATCACTACCCCAAATTAACTCTCCTCCGCAGAAATAGCATTTGTGTCCCATATAATATTTATTTTTTAATCCATGTCTTCGTTTTCACATCCCATGTAACCGTACCACGACCGTTGTTTAATGTTATCGCTGCTCCATCTGGTCTATTGTCGTCAGTATACCCGTCTGGGATGAATCCGTTCCAATAACCGACATACATGTAGCATCCATAGTAGTCGTTCCAGTTTAATGCACCACCACATTCTGGAGTGTATGGCGCGTCTTTTCCTAACATTATATTCGCGAATACCTGTGGATTTTCCAAATGGACTTTCCCCTCTAATGCTTTTGTTAACCAGCCATTGCTGTTAGCCATCCACCAATCAAAATCTGGTTTCCAATTCTTGTGCTGCTTGTTTGGATTGTAAAGCCATTTATCAGCATAAGGAAGGGACTTGAAAAACATAATAAGTTGTTGTTGAGAAATCCCATTGTCTTCCAACTGTTTTTTAATATTTCTCTTTCTCTTGTCTGTTATTTTTGTAACCTTTCCAAGTTTGTCCCCATTATATTCATTCCAACAGTCAATAACTTCACGATAATCGTTTTTCTTTGGAAATACGTTAGTATTTTCTTCTTTATTATTATTTGTATTATTATTTGGTATTGTTTGTTCATTTTGCAACACTCCATCGTTCATTTTGCAACTATCGAATATTGCATTTTGAAATGATGTCGGTAACGCATTTGCATCATACCCATTAGATATTAAAGTGCGCCACCCCTTGTATGATAATGCGTACCAATTTGTTTTATCAAATTTGTCTTGATTGTATTTACCCTTAACAACGACACCCTCTTCTTCTAAATGTTTAATAACACGAAAAATCTTGGTTTCATTAATGTATTGAAAAAACTCAGAATAAGCTTTCTTGCTATTATAAGTCCAATACAACCCATCGTGAAAATGTTTTTCGTTTGTTGCATTCTTTACTATCCAGTAGTAGAAATGATGCAACAGTATAGCCTCTTCGATTCCATACTCTTTTGCAATGTTCGTATTGAAATGATGTTCCATAATATAGCAGTTTATAAAAACCTAATGGACGATTTACTCGCTGCTGCTATTCAACTTTCAATCGTCCATTTCGGCAAAACAGTAATTACTTATATCTTAACGCATCGGTGTTTTTAATAGCAGACAACACTTCAACGATTGTTTCTGAGTGCAAATATACGAAAGTTTTTCAATTTAACAAGACAGAATCAATCTTTTTGTTGTTCGATGAGTTTGTAGAACTCACTCCTTGTTTGCGCATCCTCCCTGAACACACCAGACAAGTGTGCAACGGTCATCTTTCCGTTGTTCTTAACACCTCGCATTGTTTTGCAGAGATGAGTTCCCCTCATTACGATTGCCATGCCCTCTACTTTCCCGCCCAGTGCATCTGTCAACATGCTAACGATGTCCCGTGCCAACCTTTCTTGCAACTGGAGTCTTGCTGCGCAGTAATTAACCACTCGTGCGACTTTTGATATTCCAAGTATACGTCCATCCTTGCGTGGGATATACGCAAAGTAGTATTTCCCGAAGAATGGCATCATGTGGTGTTCGCACATACTGTAGTAATCTCCAGAATCAAAGACGATGTCTGTCGACTCCATGTCGTTTTCAAACGTTGTTATCTTTGGTTTTTGACTTTCGTCATAACCTCTGAACAACTCTTTATACATACGCGCAATCCTGTCTGGAGTTCCGATTAGTCCTTCTCTGTCTGGGTCTTCACCAATTGCGGATAGCAACAGTCTTACCGCACATTCAATATCTTTTGCGTTTGAAGTGATAGTTTCCATTTCGGGTTCTTTTTGATAAATTCAATACATTTGTTCACAATCTCTTTATTCTTCTTGTCATCACCAGTGTCACATGGCTGCACATAGTAATGCGACGCCTTTATACCATAGTCAGTCACATCATGCACACCGTCGAATACAACTTTGACCTCTCCTGCATCAGTCACAAGAGGACGACCGTTTATACCGACGAACTGCCCTTTCGGACTTACAGTTATCCAATCGACATTCGTCGGACTTTTAACAATGCCGTTTGTCTCAACCGCAACATACCTTCCTATTATGTGCAATTTGTCGACAAGTGATTCCGTTAGTTGCAGTGTCGGCTCTCCTCCAGTTATTACGACAAATTTGGACGGGTATACGGAAACCCTGCTGATTATTTCTTCTTCCGTCATATCGACATATTCTTTGAAGTCCGTATCACAGAATGGGCATTTCAAGTTGCAGCCGCTGAATCGGATGAAAACAGCAGGAGTACCTGTGTGATACCCCTCGCCTTGAATTGAATAGAAAATCTCGTTTACTTTCATAGTTTTACTCGTCTATTTCATATATAGCGACGTTCCCCTCGCTTTCTCTCACTTCTGCCTTGTAACACTCTGGTATCTGTTCTGTTATCCATCGTGCGATATTCTCCGCAGTCGGATTGAACGGAAGAAGTTCGTTCAAGTTTCCGTGGTCGAGATAACCGTGAATCTTCTGTTTGATGTGTTTAAAGTCCACGACCATGCCGTCTGCGTTTAGTTCTTTCGCCTTACAGTACACGATACAGACGAGATTGTGTCCGTGAAGTCTTTGACAAGGACTTTCGTAACTCAGATTGAGGTGATGACACACTGCAATCTCCAACTTCTTTGATACATAATACATAACATTCCCTTTCTTTTTATTGTTCGTAAATTGTGCTGTCTTCTATTCCTGCGTCTCTCAGTGCCTCTTTGCGCTCCACGCACGTTCCGCACTTTCCACAGTGGATTTCACCTCCCTTGTAGCAACTCCAAGTCATAGAGTAGTCCAATCCGATGGTCTTGCCTATCATTGCAATTTGCGTCTTTGTTATACTTGTGTATGGTGCATACACCTTTACATGCTCATACGTACCATATGACATGGCTTCACTCATGCTATCAATAAAAGTCGCTCTGCAATCTGGATATATCGAATGGTCTCCTGCATGGTTTGCTATCATCACTCTTTTAAGTCCTCTGCTTTCTGCGATGCCACATGCGATAGACAACATTATTCCATTTCTAAATGGGACTACAGTAGACTTCATGTTGTCATCAGCATAGTGTCCTTCTGGGATTGCAGACGCTCCTTCAAGAAGCGAC